GCAACGCTGGTAGAAGGCCGTCCTAGACACGCCTGTGGCCTCGCACACGTCAACAATGCTATGCCCGTCTGCCAAGCTGGATATGATTATGTCGGTTCTCTGCTTTGTTAGTTTGGTCATCGTTACCTCTGGGTGTGTGTTGAATATGTCTATTTAACATATATAAAGCTGGCCGGTCGCTGTCGGGTGTACCGCCTCGAAAACATGCCCCCCCTATGCCTTTGACTGTGGCACAAATGTCACACCGTGTCCTGACTGCAACAAGGTAAGCATCGCTGACCTATGTATGGCAGTGCTGCTGCCCTATATATGTCAGCATTGTTGACGTTGTTTTATTCATCTGTTAGCCTTGCCGCCATGCATTGCAGCGCGATACGATTCGTGCGTTGTGCGTGTTTTGAAATACAAAACCAAACCCCATTAAAACAAAACCCAAACAAATTCAATGCTTGCCTAATCCCAAGCACGATAAGGCTTTGCGGCCATGGTGTAAACTTTTTTTACATATTGTGCATTTTTTTATTTGACATAGGCGCAGATAATGCGCTAGGGCTTGGTTAACGCAACAAACCTTGGAGGGTTACACAATGACAATAGACAGACACATTCAAACAGCACGCAAGCATTTAGCCGCTGGCAATGTTGAAGCATACAAGGGCTATATGCGCGCCTTGTTCAATCGTTCAATGTCAAAGCAAACTACAAACAAACTGCTTGCCGCATTAAAACAAGATGGGATGGAGGTTTAACAATGTTCAATAACATTCTGCTAATGATTATCGGCCTTGTAATGATGCTAGCCTCACTGATGGATGCCATTACAGGCTTTCAATCAGGCTTGTTCTTTCCGCTGGCATTGGCTGTTACCGGCCTGTTTACATTTTTCGCACCACTTATCGAAGCAACCTTGGAGGGCTAAACGATGAAACAGTTAACCAAGACACAAATGGCCGTTCTGGCTGGCAAATCCGTTTATCATTCTTTGCGCGTAAAGTCCGTTGCAGATGGCATGGCAAAAACGGAACGTGCTTTAAAAGCTTCAACAAACGTAAAGCTTGGCAAGCGAGTCACAAAAGGTAAGCTTGCTGGCTTTCCTATTCTAACGCTAACACTAGAGGAACGCGCGACTTGTCCAGCATCTTGCATTCATTATGCGGATTGCTATGGAAATAATATGATGAACGCGACAAGGTACGCGGCGGATGATGCATTATTGCAGCAAATTGAATCCGATTTGACGCATTACCAAGCCAAATACCCGAAAGGCTTTCTTGTCCGTTTGCACGTTTTGGGTGATTTTTTCAGCGTTGCCTATGTCGCACAATGGGCAAAATGGCTTGGAATGTTTCCAGCATTGCACGTCTATGGTTACACTGCCAACCAACCCGACGCGATTGATAGCAAGGAACGCGCTATAGGCGAAGCAATCTTATCCTTGCGCTTGGCTTGCGGCATTCGCTTTGCTGTTAGGTTTAGCGGTTCATATACAGATAGCTTTGCAGCATTATCTAATGACGATGGTCGCAGCAATGCCTTGCTAGCTGAAAAGAAAGCTTTCCTTTGTCCTACGCAAATCAGCAAGGAAACCGGCAAGCTTGCAAAGAAAGACGAGACAACACTTGCCGCGTCTTGTGGCGATTGTGGCCTATGCTGGCAAGCTTCAAAACCAGTCGTATTTTTAACCCATTAAGAGGGCAACACAATGCGTAAAACACACAACATAAACGCCGATAAATATTTAACTATCAACGCTTGGCTGGCTGCACGTTATGCCAGAACGGACAAGAACGGACGCCGCTGGCTTGACCAATATATCGGCGGCAAGCCTAGCAAATACAAAAGGCTGGAAAAGGCATTTTTCGACCGCTATGTCATGCACCCGCAAAACTGGAGGGTTTTATAATGACTCAAAAAGCATTTGATGCCTTGTGCGTAATCGGAACGATTGCTTTGCTTTCAGGCTTTATAGATTGGCTTTGGTTATTCGGCATAGAGAATAGCAAAAGCTATACATGGTACGCCCTAGCGGCTTACCTAGCCCGCTAATGGGCAAAACCCTAACAGACTACCCATTGACGGGCGAAAGCCTGTCAGCGGCCTTTAAATCGCCATTAAAAGCATAGGAGGGCTAAACCATGGCACAATACCAAGTAATCGTAATCGGTACAGTAGAAAGAACTGTAATTGTAGAGGCAGATTGCACCGAGTCTGCAAAAAGCACAGCCGAAGGCGAATGGGCAGCATTGACCGGCGGCATCATAACAACAGCCGAGACAGTATCGGCTATCGAATTGGAGGGCTAGAAAATGGCACTAGATAAACAAACTTTCATCGAACTAACCGCAGAACTTGCCGACAAAATGGTAAACATAGAACTTGGCGAACATCACGGCCTGAAGGTCTATGAAGTGACCGAGACAGGCGACAACGAATACACCGAGGAAGCACAAGAGGCGTTTAACAGACGCATTGATGAAGTGTGCCAAATATTTGCAGAGAAAGGGCTGGATTATGACCAGCTATTGGAGGGTTAAACAATGGCTACTAAAAAACAAATGGAAGAACTGCAAGCGCAGATTGATGAACTAAAAACAAAACTGGCAGAGAAAGATGAAACTTTAAGTTTTATGTCTTTTAAAGCTAGGTCTGATATGTTGACGATACACAATGGAATAAACAACTTTCTGCGAACATTCGATGAATGCGAGGGTGATTTTTGGGTGTCCGACATCACCAAAATGAGAGAACTGCGCGAAAAGATGCGGAAAGAATACACAATAGAACCGCCCAAGGACAGCGAAGGCGTGTCTTTGCATTATGCTTACGAATGGGTACTAAAGGAGGTTTAATCATGTATCTAGTATTCGCAACCATAGCTTACCGCAGCAATGCGGTAGGCCAAGCCACCGAGGTTCAGAAATGGGAATGCTTCGACTCAGCAGAGAAAGCACAAACCCAAATGCGTAACCTTATCCATCAATACGACATGGACTTGCTAGATTGCGGCGTTGCCACGATTACCGATAGCATGCGGGAAGAATTGCTAAGAAAGCAGCCGATGGGGCTAGAGGATTAGAAAAATGGAAAGAACCATCACAACGACTCTTGACTATACGAACACAACAGACAAAGAGGCTTTTGAAATATGGATGGAGGCTTGCCCTGTTCCATTTAAAGCAAATGGGACGCATAAAGTTGGTAAAGAAACCTTAAAAAGCTATTTCTTTTTCGTTGATGTTGTCGAAAACCACATTTTAAAAATAAGGATGCGTGACCATGACACCAGCGGAGTTTAAACAGAGGCGCGAATTTCTTGGTTACACGCAGCAAACATTTGCTGAAAGGCTGGGATTATCTCGTCGTAGTATTCAGGCTTATGAGATGGGAGAAACCCCAATAAGTCGAGTTATAGAGATGGCTTTGGAAGCTATCGAATTGGAGGAGAAATAAAATGTATGAAGTAAGGATAACAAAGCACCACTCAGGCAAGACCTACAACGTAGATTTGATTGCTTGGGAAAGAAACGGCAGCGGTATGGCAGTCGGAAAGGCTTTCAATGTATCTCGCAAGAAAGCAGAGAAAGAGGCAAATCGCGTAGCGGATTTGTATAATGCAACCATAGAAGAAAAATAGGAGAGAAACGGGTGCTATGCTTAGCAAGTTATATAAAACTTGCTAGGCTTAGCAAGTTTAGCGTCCAGATTTTTTATATCAACAATCAGGTTTTATTTAGCAAGTTTAGCATAGCAAGTTTTATAAAACTCCGCTAATGCGGATTATACAAAGCAGAAAAAAGCTGTCAACCACAAAATGATAAAGCATTGAAATGGAGGGTTTCCGATGCAGATAATCACAAGACAAGAAGCAATAGAGAAAGGGCTGTCGCGCTACTTTACAGGCAAGCCATGCAAGTATGGACATGTCGCAGAAAGGACTTACTGGGGCGAATGTTTGGGCTGCAAAGCGGCAAAGGACAGGCTGTACTACGAGGAAAATATGGAGAAAGTCCGCGCCTATAGAAAATCCTTCTACCAAAAAAACAAAGAACGAATTGTAGAGAAAAGAAAGGAATATCTTGCCCGACCGGAAGTAGCAGAGAGAAGAAAAGCCACAAAAGCAGCTTACTACCATAGCGTTTACAAAGAAAAGGCTAAAGACAACGCGCGGAAATGGAATGATAAAAACCCAGAGAAAAGGGCAAAGGCGCGAAAAGAATGGGAAAAGAAGAACCCAGGGAAAGTGGCGAGTAAGACACGCTTTTATCAAGCCAGAAAAAGAAACGCTACGTTAGCTGGCTTTTCCCCTAAAGACTTTGACAGATTCTACGAACTGGCAGCGAAAAAAACCAAGCGCACAAAGACAGACTACCACGTTGACCACATCGTCCCGTTACAGGGCAAGAATGTCTGTGGCTTGCATGTGCCGTGGAATCTGCAAGTAATACCGGCAGCCGACAACTTACGAAAGGGCAACAGGTTAATCACACAATGATTCAGATGCCAGCATACACCAAGTCTCAAACGGGATAATCGCCGTGTCGTCCTTGCCAGCATAGTCAGCATTGATGCTGGAGAGAAAGACCACGCAGCAAATAGGTTGCCTGTCATACTTGTAAATGAGAACGGGCTGGGTGGCAGTTGATAACGAGGCATTGACTACCTGTTGCCACCATTCCTTCTTGTAATAGATAGACCCGTGGCTGTTATACCGCTTGCATTCAATCGTCCATCCTGGAAAGCCAATCAAATCCCCGTGGTCACTGGCACGGTACTGTTCTAGGTCTCGCTTCACCTCAATCCCCGTAGCGTCATGTATCTTGTTGGCAATCTCACGTTCAAAGGATGCACCTTTTTGCCTAGAATTTGTCACTTTTCTACTCCATATCACACGGCCTTCAGCACCATGCCATCCCTGTATTGGCTTACATTCCCAGACACTTGGCACTGGTTCATCTGCCAGCGCATAACGGCAAACTAACCTAGTGATAACCATCACCACCTTCTAGGAATACCTCAATCTGCATCTCAAGGTCTTCAGCGAGAACCTCACCAGACCCGCCACACATTTCGCATTCTTCCTTTGCCTCAGTCAAATAACCGCCGTTCATATGGTCAATGACAGCGACCTCAACCTCATACTCGCCCCAGCCGCCGCACTCAGGGCAGACTACCCACTCATCATTGTCCGTGGTATTGTTTGAAGAAGTCATCAGCCTTCACCTTTCCATCTGTTGCAAGGAATATCCTACGCATAGTTTCCGGTGCTGGAAACCGCTTATTGCGAACAATGAGAGACACGGCAGAGACAGATAAACCAGCTTTACTAGCAAACCGTCTCATGCTAAGTCTTTGTTCTTTAATGTAATCTTCTAAGTACATAACTGCATACTAATACACTGTTGACAGATTGTAAACAGGGTGCTAGGTAAGAGTATCTGAAAACGCAAAGCGTCAAATGGAGGGCTAATTGGAATATGAGATTCCAGACTACCGCAAGGAGTTTGGCTGTTACCACAACAGCGCATCCGGCGGTACGCAATCAACCTATGAAAATGTCTTGAAGCTGTATCTCCGCAAGGAATACAAGATGCAGTTTCCCATGTCTGCCAAGCCGAGGGCTGGTCAGATAGTGCAAGAAGGCTGCGACCATTACTTTGGTCTGCACGATTACTCGCCCGTCAGAGGCCAACAAGAGGGCTTATCAATAGATGAGTCCATCAGGCATGCCACTACAGAATTTATGACATACCAGCCACTAGATTGGGACACTGGCAGAGATGCTGACGCATACGAGGCTTGCAAAGATGTAGTGCCTGAGATGATACGTCATGCTGTGCAGGGAATTGAAGAATATTTTGGCAAGAATGTAGAACTTGTCGGTGAGTACCAGCGCACATTCAAAGATGACCGCATCGACATACCGACTATTATGTTTTTGGATTATGCCGACGACACCAGACAGATTGACCTTAAATGCAGTCTGCCTATGGCAAATCCAGTAAAGAAA